CTTCTGTTTACTATATCTTGTAAGTTAGCCATAATTAATCGTTATACTTTAATAACCAACCGTTGTCACTGTCATAGTACACCAACGATATGCCAGCTCGGTTAGTTGAAATTGTTAAATCTGCTGCAGTCCCTTGAATCTTTTCACTGTTTCTTCCAACAGTAATGTTGTTGGTAGCTGCTGTGCCATGTGAGTCAATTATTTTTACTTGGTTTCCAATTGAAGGAGAAGCAGGTAAAGTTATGGTGACTGCGCCGCCAGATGTATCAACAAAAATGTTATCACCATCAGAGGCTGTGTAGTTTCCTGATTTCTCAATCCAAGACTCACCTAAACCAGCTAAAGTAAATATGTCATACCAGTTTGTACCATCCGTAGATACTAATCTGTATTTACCATTTGTAATTGTAACGGTGTTTCCTGTAGCACCTAATCTAGCAGATATATCAGCGCCACCAGAAATGTTGTTATAAATTCCGTAAGTTTTTTGAGTTGCTGGAAATTGTACTGTATGCGTTGTAGATACTGTTCCAGTAAAAATTAATTGATTTTGTCTAGCTTCGTTGTTAGCTTGTGATTGAGGACCATCTCCGTTTGTTAGAGTGGTTGAAGTTCCAGTCGTAATTGCTTTAGAATAAACACCAGCAATTGCGAATTCAAAAACCTGAGAAAAGTTGTTATTTGTAATAGTACCCCAAGTACCTGAATTCTCTCCTGTGGTTTGTAGCTCTATTCGTAAGCCTGTTGAATAAGTTGAACTCATTTAATCTCCTAATAAAGTTTTAGTAATTATTTTAAAGTTTGTCAAAACTTTTATGCGGCTTTATGGACCTCGGTCCAACTTATATCCGAGTTAGAATCATCGACAACGGACCAGAAAGTCCCTTGCAAAGTTCCAGTTGTACTTGTAGCAGAAACGCCAGTGATTGTAAAGCTCACATCTGTTCTAATACTTACCGTTCCTGTGCTAGCTGTAGCAGAAACACTAGGTGCTTCGTAGCTAGTTTCTTGCGTTTCCTCTCCTAAAGAGGCTGTCATGCCAAGACCCGTTATCTCAATAGATGTTAATACATCTCCTGTGTTAGATGTTATTTGATTACCTGTAGGGAATACAACAAATTCTGGATCTGCTTCTGCCGTTCCAACAAAAATGTCAAGTTCTGGTTCACTTGCTGCAACAACAGTGACTTGTGAATCACCTGTTATAGAGAAAGTCCCTATTGATGAAGTGGTAGATACTCCAGTCACCGATATGTTTTGATCAGTGGTGACTGTTTCTGTTCCTAAAGAAGTTGTAAGTGCTTGCCCTGTGAGTGCTTGTGATAGTCCAACAGCTCCCCATTGTTGATCACCCCATCCAATAGAATTACCTGTATTAATATCTGTGTCACGGTTCCAACCTGTTGTAGCCGTGGTTGTAACTATTAAATTTTCATGACTGTTAGTAATTGTTGTAGATCCATTGCTTCCATCAAAATGAAGAAGAGAAACAGTATTAGCATCGTCTGAGAAAGCAGAAGATGGTGCAGTAAAGTTTGATGTGTAACGAGCTGTAATTGATGTTCTAAACTCGTCTATGAAGCCATTAAAATATTCTGAATTATCATGATTCCTTCCAATATTGTTTGGCTGACCAGTATAATTTGTGTTGTAAGTTTGAGCTGTTCCTCTTGATGTTCCATTTACAAAAACAGTAAGGACTCCACTATTTCGTACTAATGCTATGTGGTTAAAAGCATCTGTGTTTAACCCAGAAAAACCTGTAGAAACTGCGGAACCATCAGCATAGATAATAATTTGACTGCTAGTATTTAATCCAACAGCAAATCCAGAATCACCTACCCTTTGATCCCAAAGAATAGCATCTTGAGCAAAACTTGATGCATAAGCAAAAAACTCAACAGTGAAATTATCTTTTATAACATTAGAGTTTGCAGAAGATACATAATCCCCAGTACCATCTAAAAGTAAAGAGGATTCACCAAATTTAGCTTGTGTAGTAGAAAGCTGTGCATCTCCATTTGCAGTAAATGTTACAACACTTGTTGGTACGGTAGATGACGTAAGGCCATTACCTGTTACAGAAATGTTTTGATCTGTTTGAGGTGATTCTTCACCTAACGATGAAGTAAGAGCAATGCCAGTAGGATTTACATCTGCGATACCTGTAGCAGTGGAAGTGCCTAACGCAGAGGTTAAGCCAACGCCAGTTACAGATATGTTCTGATCAGTCGCAACTGTTACATCGTTAGTAGATGACGTGAGGCCATTACCTGTAACAGTTACAGGCGCCTGTTCGTTCCAAGCACCACTGCTCCAAGTTTCTCGGCCCCATCCTTGGATAGAGGCCATAAACTATCTCCTTATGCGATCCTTAAAATTGCAGCAGTTGCTTCAGCAGCAGGGAACGTAATAGTAAATGTTCCTGAAGTTGAAGATTTAACACCGCCAAAATCTAAGACACAAACAGATGCGTTTGTAGTTAAACCAGATACAGTTGAACTATTGTAAATAACAGCAGCTTGCGCTGAAATAGTTGCACTTGTAAATGATATATCAGCAAAATCACAAACAGCAGTGTCTGTAGATAAAGTAGGAGTAACAGATGTTAACGCTCCTCCACCTTCAGAATATGTTCCTGAGTTTGCTACTTCATCAGTTTGTTGAAAAGCAGTTGTTGATTTACTTAATGTTGCTTCTGAATCGTATAGCGCTAGTTTAAAAGTGTTCCCTGTCGTTGCCGTAAAATCGTGTAGGCCTTTAAGGATTTCCACTTTGAAACTGTTGCATACAGCTTGAGTAATTGCCATAATAATCTCCTATGGGTTCCTTGATTCGAGAGGGATACGAATAACGCCGTCCCGAAATTCGTCTCTACGGTCACGCCCCATCTCATATGTGGCAAGAGCCTGTACAGACTGATTATACATTTTATCGTAGTATTGTATCATATCCGCTGGACCTTTCAAGTATCCAAGTGCTTCTAAGACACAACCATACAGTAGCACGTTTGGAGCATTCTGACTTAACCAAGTAGATGTATTTGTACTTGTTAAACCATCAGGCTTATACGTGTATGCGAGCTCTACAGTTAATGCAGCGTTCGGGGTTGGCGCTAGATAGTGTGTGTCCTGATCCCACATCGCATAATATTTAGGCGTGCCAGCACCAGCAGACGTTCTATCTACTGCGTATTCATTCATAAACGAAATATCTTTTTGTATCAAGAAAGTTCGATCATCATTTGCATCTATAAGTTGTAAATACCGTGTTGCTTCCCAATCAGCAGGAAGCGGTAAAAAAGGGTTATTAACTGTCAGTGTTGCAGTGTCATATTTTCTATAATAATTTAAATCTACTGTTCTTCTTACCTTGTCTTCAATTGACTCAATAAAAGGTTGAATAACAGCGTTGGAGAGCACGTTTGTACTTGTTTCAGTATAATTTCTTACATTATCAGTTAAATCGGAATAATCGGTCATGACGTGCTCACTGTAACATTTCCTGCCGAGCTATGCAATAAGGTAGGTTTACTCTCTTTTGGTTGCATACCAACAGAAGCAAAAATATCAACGTTTGTTCCAACTAAACCAACAAACACGGTTGAATTTGCTATTTGTGGTTTTGCATACTGTAATGACTGAGGATCAGTTGGATGATATCTAGGATCAAGTTGAGGATGTTTAGGTTCAAATTCTGATGTGTGAACCCATGATCCATTCCATTCTTGAACCATTTCATTATAGGGAAAAGCTAAACCAGATCGATCTGATATTCTTTGAGCAAATTTTCCACTACTATATTTAGGCATTTATTGACTTGGATAATAAATTTTTGGAGATAAAAATAAACTGGTTCTTTCACCATCTTGAGCCGCGGCACGTTGAAATTCATCTTCATAAACTTGTTTTAATAATTGAATTCTCTCTGGCGCTTTTTTCATCGCTATGTAATAAGCTAATCCAGCAGTTAAACATGGAAGAAATCGAAAAGGAATCTCAGTATTATTGGTGTAAGCGCCCGAGTCCTTCATCCGAACAAGAGCATAATACCGTAGAGTGTATGTTGTATCGGCTGCAGGATATAGAAATAACGTTGGGTTTATCGTACGTTCAAAATAGTATTGAGTTGGTCTTCCGCTGGTTGTTTTAACTGTATAATTTAAATAGGTAGCTCTACTAATTGACGTCGCTGAATAATCATTATTACTACTATCTCTTATAGCCACATCAGTTATATCAACTATTTGTTGACTATCATCAGCAGAACTTCCAAACAAATTAGTGCCAGTTAAACTGGTTGTATCAGCCGCAATTGTTTTTTCTTGAAGTTGTATGGTCCAAAGATTTAAACCTCTGTTAGCCCATTCAGCTAACATTAAATTTAAAGAACGTCGTGCGGTCTTTAAGTCGTATCCACTACGGACTTGCAAACCGCATCGTTCATATGCTTCCTCTGCAATATCATCTATTGTCAGATCAAAATTAGCTGTTGAAGCGTAAGTAGGCATTAGCCTCTCTTCTTAGCTTTTTTTACTTTTTTCTTTTTACCCTTCATGACTTTGCCACCAGCTTTCATTCCCATAGCCAAAGCTTTTCTTGGTGAAACATTACCGCCCATAGCCATCGCCATAGGATCTTTTTTCATCATTCCACCACCACGTTTTTTTACTGGTCCACCTCGTTTCATTGGAACAGATTTTTTCTTACCCTTCATATCGGCCTCCGAATATTCGTTTATACGTTTTTTGCCTAGATACTACGACGTCTCGATAATATCCTTTTGGCCACTTCTCATAGTAACCAATCCTGTGCAGTTTATCAGAAGCTTCCTGTAATTGCGAGAACTTTTGTATAAGCATCATTGAATATTCTAGGTCACTTTCTACAATAGGGGTACTCCCATCTGGAGTAACAAGGAATTCCTGTTCCTCTTCGTTGGCTGGATTGAGGGGATGAAAACCCATAAAAAATATATCCTTTTTATTATACCAATCATTGTAATCATCTATTATGTCCTGAAATTGCTTTAAAGAATAGTTAAAGTATGGGTCACAGAAGATCAATATTTCATGAACAGAAAAATCTAATTGTTTAATATGTGCATTTAATTCTGCTTTATATTGTTTAAATTTTCGTTTTACTTCTATGATAACTTTATTATCATTCCATGTTTTTTTAGCAAATGGGCAAGCAGGAAAACCACCTAAATGTTTATTAGGTATTTCTAAAAAATTTTCTGACCATTTACGTACGTCTTGTTTTACGTCCTCTTCTAATGGCATCTTTTCCTTTCTTAAATATACTTGCTACTTGTGATTTACCCATGACTTTTGCTCTTTGTTCACCTACTGTCAAGATTTGAATTTTTCTAGCAAACGGTTTGTTAATTTTTTTAACCTTTGCAACAGTTTTTCTGGCATCAGCAGGAGTAGCAAACTTAATACCCACAGTATCACGTGGATTTTCGTCAGTATAGAGACGTCTTCCACTACCTTTTGGTTTCTTTCCTGTGCCTATTTTAGGATCTTTTTTAGAAGACACCTCTAAAACCAAATCCTCTCTGTGCTGCACCAGCTCTTCTTTGATCTGTAATTAATCCACCTTGAGAAGCAAAAGTTTTTACATTAGTAGGTTTGCCTCCAACACCTTGTGGTTTACTTCTTTTTCTTTTAACTGCTGATCTTCTTTGGCTCTCTGTCATTCTAGCCGCTTTTGCCGCTGGAACACATTTTGGGTATTTTCTTTTAGCGTCAGCTTTTTGTTTTGAACGACCACATTTTTTGAAACCACCACCTTTTTTCTTGGCCCCAATGTCGACCCAATCTTGTTCAAACCATTTTTTTAAACTCATCTTATTTTAGTAACTTTTCTTTTATTCTCTTTTATTGCACCACAAGCTCTTGCTATACCGCCTTTATTAAATTGTGATATTTTTTTTCTATCTTGTGAAATTTTATTAAAATCTATTATCTCTCCACCTTTAGCTTTACCTGCTGGTTTTGGTCCTTTAAAATCTTTTCTTTTTACACCACTTGGATCTTTAATTTTACCTGCACATATTTTAGAAGCGTAAGCATTTGCATATGCACTAGGGTAAACTTTAAATTTTCTTTTAGCTGCCGCTTTACCTCTTGGACATAATTTTGTCATCCTTGCCCCCTGTACTTGACATATTGACGTCTTTTGTTTTTATTCTTCGGCCTACTGCGTGAAGAATTCCCTATGCTAGTCCTTTTTTTGACTGGTGTAAAGTATTGATTGTTGGGTAATTTAGCCGCCATTATTTCATTTGATTAAGAGGATTTTCAAGAGTTAGCTTTATTTGCTTATCAATACTCTCTTGTAGTTCTTTCATTGCTTCTTCTAATTCTTTTTCTAGTTTATTCATATCTTCTTCAATACCATCTA